CTTGGTTTATGTGGTACGTTTCCGTCCATCCGTGACCCAGCTGAGGGGAACGAATAACTCCCGGGGGAGTATCTCTATCCTGCCATTCGACTAATTCTCGATAATTCGGGAATCGGAAGTTTGACAGGGTGGAAGTACTTTCAGTTGCTTCTTCGCTCACCTCACAGCCTGATCAGGACACCATGTTGTTCAGCAGCCCTAGGAATGAGTCCCATTCGGACTGTTCGAATAAGAGCACCATTACCAGGCCACCGATCAACATAGCTATTAACATATCTAAGATTGATACGGACACACCAGGTGTCGATCAAGGCTCAATTCCTCCTTTTCCCGTAGCGGCTCCATCTGAAGGTTCCAAGACGTCCTTTTCTAGGACCGGATCAACTTCAGATCAGCTTCGCAACGGGTCCAATCAGAACAGGCCGATCAAGACTACAAGGAATGTACGCACCATAGCCTGCCACTTTCAGCGAAGGATAATCGAGTAATTCTTAAGCCCATATTCCAATAGGATGGTCTCTTTTCTCTGAGATCATCCGTACGGGAAATTTGGGATGAAGTACTCGAAATATCTATCACCAAGAGCTTTAGATTCTGGCCGAGATGGTATGGGGATAAATAACCGTCGTTTAGCAAATTGACCGTCCTGAGGGGCCTTCATGGCCTTCTGTACGATTCTGTTAAACTTCGCTCACCTCTTATAACAAGAGAGGAAAGCTGAGAAAGGCTTGTCTTCTTCTCTCACGGTACTATACCATGAGAGAGATGAGTACTTGTCCGCATCCTTTTCCATTAATTCGATGGAATTCATCAAATCCTCAAGAATATCCCGCAAGTATTGATCCGAACAATTGTCTGGAATTATATAGTTAATTTCATGACATTTGTCTAGGAGGCTCCTAAAATAGGACCTCTCGGGCATAACTGTCAGGATGATCTCTCGAGCGAGAAACTTAACTGGTCAGTTGACGAGCTTATGCACGTCCGCTGATCAGATAAATAAGTTTCCGCCCTTTTGGACCCGCTCCTTTTCGAGCCGCTGGAGATTATGATTAAATTCTTTAATCAATTCTCTCCCCACAGCAATAGCTGCTGTACGGTTCATAGGGAAGTTGGTCTTAAGGGATTTCATTGAGATCCAATCGAGGAAATGGCGGGAGGTCTGAGACATCACAAGAATAACCCGTAACCGGGATCCGATATTCCAGAAATTCGCTCCAACCTTGGAGCGAGTCCGGAACCCAAAACCACGAAGACGGAGGTAGTCATTAAGAGAATAATTATGTTTAAACATAAATTCTCCCATAACTTGAGTGGTAAGTTGAGATACTAATATGTCCCTTATGGGGACCATAAAGGCTCTCTTCCCATCCACCCAGTATTTCTTAGCGAATTCTAGGACTAGTCTGTTACGACTAGAAATAGACTTCGCCAAGCCAATACCCACACCGACTTTTGTGGTCATGAGTTCGTAATACTTGGCCGCTACTCGCGGGTTAAATATTACAATATCGTCCCCCAGAACGACATATTCATCAAACCATTTCCAACGTCACGAAAGTGACCCAGATTCTCAAGCGGCTCACTGAACCAGAATATGGTGAGTGAGCGCCAGCATAACCCAGGAGGATAATGCACCCATCGGTTGCCCAACTCGATACATGATCGAGCTTCCCTTCGAAACGACACCCCGTCATTTCGCAGGTAGAAGATAAGTTCTTCCGACCAGGACTTTGGCTCAGTTCTCAGCCTGGAGATCACCCATAAGGGGTCTCAGGATGTGAACTTGAATCCAGAGAGGCAATCGATCAGTCGCAGCCGATAAATCATAGGAAAAGGCTTTCGCCTTACCATAATTTCTCGACCTTATCGTCTCCAACTTCGCCTCTAACCGACCAATTTGGTCAAATGTTGCATCCTCAATTAAGGGGCGCAACACCGACTGAAGTTGCTCGTGTAAAGGGCGAAGGAGTCACTGCGTCCAGGCATCAACCATCGCAAAAACGCGAATCTTTCCCGCAGGCTCCGTCTTTTGACCTAGTTTCCCTAAGTAGACATTATCAGTGATAAGTCAACTTGGGGGCAAGGTCTCAACGGCCTCGGAAAACGCGTTTGCAAGATGTTTGAAGAACCGGGCATGAAGGAACGATCCCGTCGCATAATAACTCATGTAAACACCAATCCGCTGATGACTCGTCATCAGGGCATAGGCTGCTTGCAGAATAGAATACGGCGAGGTCGAAATAGAGTTAACCCCCTCACCCGGTAAAGGGCCAG